ATATAATATAGTTTTATCAAATAAACCTAACATTTGTACCTGTTTAACTAATCTATTACCAGCATCAATGTAATTATCTCCTCCCGCTCCAAATGTAATAAACCATTTTTTCGAAGTATTCATTGGTCTTAAATACACGTAATATATAATATTCTAACTTTATAGTTTTATATATTACACGCAGTAAACACATTGACGTTTACATCGTCGGACAGTTATACCACCTAAATGTATAATAAATTGTATTAATGATTTCATGCACGCTGTTATCTATTATGATAACCAATATATTATATGCGATTTATTATTTCTTCATCGGTTAATGTTGTACCATTATTAGGCACGATCTCTATTACATCTATGCCATCTATATTATCATTGGGAACCGTATAATTTAATACAGAGTTTATAAATATGATTTTGCAATTCTGATTATTTATAACTTGTGTTAATAGTTTATACAATTTAATGATCTTTTGATATAGGTTATCAAGTTGTTCAACATCATTTATAGTATAATTAATACCGTCAATATTGCCAATTGCAATGCGATTTATAAATGTAAAAACGCATTTAGAACCAGACAATACGTGTTGTTTTAATCTTTCAAATCTCCGAATATATTTATCAATCGTTTCGGAATTATACTGGTCGTGTGGAAAAATAAGATTATATTTATTATTATACAGAAGGTTAGATACGGCATAATTACCTACTATGAATTTTTCGGGTCTTATAAACTTAGCAGTTTGTGTGGTATTAAAAAACTCTTTTTTTACAATATTTGGGATATCCATATTATCTATAAATAGTAATTTAAATATATTATATACTGCATCTGGGTTTGATAATATCCAATCGAATGGATAACTATACTCTCTTTTGTTCATTGTTTTTGATATTTGTGCGTTTGTGCATTGAAACCCAATTGGAATATAATACGATTGGACTAATTTATTATAACATTTACACCACCAATCATACTTACCTTGTTGTTCTTTTTTTCCCATTTGTTCCAAATGCATTAAACAATTATCGTAAACAAGCACACGATAATTTGACTGATATCCTTCTTGAAATATAGTAGGCAAATGTTCGATATCGGTTGTGATATTATGTGGGGTACATGTGGTCGAATTAAACCCGTCATATGTCTCATTCCCATTGGTAACCATTTGTCTTATTCTACGTTGTCCGGATTGTATCCAATAATAGCTAGTGCCACCTGTATCGGTCCAATACGCATAATTAGAATTATTATATCGGACATGGGTACATAATCCAGAAAATTGGGTTCTATCTTGCATTTGTCGGTTATTAAAAATTATGAAACCTAACCAGAAATGAGTAATCCGTTCTGGTAAGTTTGCGGCATTAAACCGAATATCACCACATATCTCATGATCTGCTACATAATCTTCTATATTCATATATTTAAAAGGAAATACATCATTTTCTATAAAAACGCTAATATAATCATCCTTTAATATGTAATTTTCATATACATATTGAAATGCTAGTCCAAAAGATTCACTTGCACTTATTGTGCAACGGTTCTGATTATTAATTACTTGTGGAATATTGATGGGTAATACATCTAATTCTTCCCATTTTTTTTCCATAATTTCAGAGTTATTTTGACTATCAACAAAACCACATATCTGGATTGTACTATTATCATTACATTGGAAATATTTTCTTATTAATATAACTTGTTGTTCAAAAAATTGGATATTATCACGATGTGCAAGGTATATTTTAACTATATTATTTACCATTTACCAGTTAATATAGTAACACCTTTATGTTAGTTATCTATCTTAACATAAACACTTACATAAACACAGACATATATATATGTATAATGGATACTGTTAGTGTTATAATACCGACATATAATAGATTTTATTATTTATTGAATACAATTAAATCTATTAAAGAACAAACTTATAAAAATATTGAAATAATTGTTGTAAATGATTGTTCTACTCAAAAAGAGTATTATGAATATGACTGGGATGATATACATATTATGCATCTTGATATAAATAGTAAACAATTATTAGGGTATAATTCACCTGGATATGTAAGAAATCGAGGTTGTGAAATTTCAAACTCTAACTATATTGCTTTTTGTGATGATGATGATATATGGTTTCCCTCAAAAATAGAAAAACAATTAATAGAAATGAAAAAAACGAAATGTAACTTGTCTTGCACTGAAGCACTTATTGGAAATGGTATATATAATCCAACAACTAACTATTCGCGTTATTTATCACAATATAGTAAAAATTGGATTTGTCATTTATATAATAAAATAGGTATCGACCTTCAATCTGGGTTACCCAATATATGGGATTTAAAATTTATACAAATTAACAATTGTATAATATGCAGTAGTGTAGTTATAGAAAAAGACATATTAAACAAAATAAATTGCTTTCAAGATACAAAACCACCAGGTGAAGATTACGCGTGTTGGTTACGTGCGTTACAACATACAAATTGCGTTTATCTGAATGAACCATTAGTATATTATGATTCCGGTCACGGAGACGGGCAAAATTATAGCAAATAAAAACAAAAATAAAACCATTTACTATCCATATTACCATCTGGTTTATGAATAATATTAAACCTGTCCTTATTATGAAAAATACTATCAATTACAATTATCTGGTCGTCTTTTACCAAATAATCGTGTTTAAAATATAATTCTAATCGTTCATAATATGTTTTCCACCACCAATTAATATTATCTTTTGATATTAAAAAAAACCCACCAGATATAGTAATTTGATTAGATGGTATTGGTACTACTGGGAGGTTATACTCGTTCACATTTGTTATATATTTACCTACTTCATTTACCATATCATTATTGCATATCATATTATAATATATTTTGTTTTTATCCAGGTTTGTAATTTTATCTTCATTCGGCCAACAAGGTATTAAACCCGGATTCAAATCTATATCTTTTCTACCACGAAAATAACCGATATCACACCATCCATACCATTCCGTGTTAAAACATTTTTCTTCAGTTGCCCTTTTTACGAAATTTATTTTTTCAGACCAAAGCATATTTAATTCCCAACCTATTTTCCATCCTTGGTTACCATTTAACAAATTATTATTATCGTGGTTCTTTATCCAATTATCTTTATATTTATAACAGTAAAAATCTTCCAAATTTACAATCTTCAAACATATACGACATTCATTTATAATATATGGTTCTATATCCTTTTTACTTTTTTCATCTGTGTAAATTACCAAATTAAAGTTATTTACATTCATTATAAAATTACGTATCCAGATTTGATATGTTTCGCTTGGAAATTTTGATTTTACATTATACCAACATGTAACTAGGGTCAACATAATGATAGATATATTAATACTTAATATATACTCTATAAATCATTTTGCAACCTATATAAAAACAAACATATATACATATTGTATAAACCCATGGTAAAAATCTGTAATGACCCCTATCCATCCAATTCAAAGTATGATTCGCACTTTGAATTGTATCCATATCCTCTCAGTGACTTTCAAAAGTATGCTATTGAAGCCATTGTCGAAAAACAACACGTATTAGTCACCGCACATACTGGCAGCGGTAAGACATTACCCGCTGAATTCGCTATTCAACATTTCACAAATCAAGGGAAAAAAGTTATATATACAAGTCCTATTAAAGCACTTTCCAATCAAAAATACTATGAATTTACAAAAAAATTTCCCGAGATTTCGTTCGGTCTATTCACAGGCGACATTAAAACAAATCCTGATGCGGATGTTCTTATTATGACTACTGAAATTCTTATGAATTATCTATTTACATCAACCACAAATACAGATGATTCCGAAACGCAGAATGCTCTCCAATTCCAGATTGACGTTAAAAATGATCTAGGATGTGTCGTATTTGATGAAGTTCATTATATTAATGATGCTGCCCGTGGACAAACCTGGGAAAAGACCATCCTAATGCTTCCACGACACATTCAAATGGTTATGCTTTCTGCTACCATTGATAATCCTCAAGGTTTTGCAAAGTGGTGTGAAAAGGATGATACTGAACCAGACGCAAAGGGTGTTTATTTGGCATCAACCAATCATCGTGTAGTTCCTCTATCGCATTATGGATTTTTAACTACAACTGAAGCTGTATATAAGACAATTCGTGATAAAGAAACACAAAAAGAAATTCGCGACAATACAAACCTACTTATTCCATTACAAGACGCAAATGGCGTATTCAATGAAGTCAATTCAAAGAAAATTACAAAAATCAATGGATTATTTGATAAAAATCGTATCAGAATTAATCGTAAACACGCTCTTAATAAACTAGCTTCTTTCTTAAAAGAAAAAGAGATGTTACCCGCAATTGCTTTTGTATTTTCAAGAAAAAATGTAGAATCCTGCGCCCACGATATTACAGTGCCATTAAATGAATTTGATAGTAAGGTTAGTTACACTGTTCGTAGCGAATGCGAGCAAATTATTCGTAAGTTACCAAATTACAAGGAATATTTGGAACTTCCTGAATATAACAGATTAGTTTCTCTATTAGAAAAGGGTATTGGTATCCATCATTCTGGTATGATTCCTATTTTACGAGAGATTGTAGAGTTAATGATTTCTAAGCGATATATCAAGTTATTGTTTGCTACTGAATCTTTTGCGATTGGTCTGGATTGTCCCATTAAAACCGCTATTTTTACTAGCTTAACGAAATTTGACGGACATACACAGAGACATTTATTAGCACACGAATACACACAAATGGCTGGAAGAGCTGGTCGTAGAGGGATTGATACGGTCGGGCATGTAGTTCATTGTAATAACCTGTTTGATACTCCTATGCTATCTGATTATAAACTCATTTTGGGTGGGAAACCACAGCAACTTGTATCTAAATTCCATATTTCATATTCCCTTATTTTAAACCTCCTTAAAAACGGACAAACCAGAGACTTTCATCTATTCTCACAAAAAAGTATGGTCCAACAAGAAATATTGAAATCGTTGTCTGGAACACAAACCGAAATAAATGACACAGCACAATTAATCATAGAAAAAGAGAAATTTATTCTAACTTCAAAAACACCACGTGATGTTTGTGAAACATATATAAAAACACAAAACATTATGAAACTTGCTACCAACAAAAAACGCAAACAATTGGAACGTGATGTACGTAATATGGAATATGAATACAAATATATCAAAGAAGACGCAGCAAAAGTATATTATTTGGTAGAGTTGAAAGATAAGGTTGATATTCTTCAAATGGAGTTACAATATACAGAGTCATATGTTAAGCAACAGACTGACCGTATTTGTGATATTATGTGCGAAAATGGATTTATTATTCGAAATCCAGATGACACATATACGCTTACATTATTAGGAAATATAGCGTCTAATGTTGCTGAAATACATCCTCTTATTATTTCAGAATTAATGGTGAAATGGCAGAATTTTACTAATTTCAACACAATCCAATTAGTAGGATTATTCTCTTGTTTTACCGATATTAAAGTTCCTGATGATATGAGAACACACATACTTAACATAGCTGATATATTCTTAGAAGCCAAAATCAAATCTGTAAGTCACCAATACGACAAGTACTCGGATTTAGAGCAAGAATCTCAAGTTAATACAGGATTAAATTACACAGACCCTTTAATATATGATATGGTAGAATTCTCTATGCACTGGTGTGAATGCACTACCGAAACCGAATGTAAGGCTTTTATTCAAAATGATGTATATGATAAGTCTATTTCGATTGGTGATTTTACGAAAGCAATGTTGAAGATTGTCACCATTAGTAAGGAATTTATGAATGTTTGCGAACAATTGAATCTGGTTGAACTACAACATAAACTATCTCAAATTGAAGGTATGGTATTAAAATATATCACAACTTCACAAAGTCTATATGTATAATTAGGATCTAGTGGTATTACTTCCTATTTTGTTTAATTCTTGTTTTAATATAATTCGTCTGTCAGCAATTACCTTATCCATTGGTATTGCTTTCATTGCATTTCGATAATAATCTGAGAATTTTTGTAATACTTCTTCGGCCCTTGGAATAATGTTATCAAACTCTTCACAGAATATATACTTTGTAATATCTAATCTATCCATACCGAATGAATTATCTGAAACAATTATTTTCTTCGCCCATATCATTCGGTCACACCGAATATGTTCAAAAATATTAAACACTTCAAAATGATGCACGTTAATAATTACTTTGCACCGTTTTATTAACTCATCTCGTTCTTTTCCCCAACCCATTATATTTATACACTTCCATTTTGTATTCTGTAAATCATTCCACATTTTAGTACGTCTATATGTATTTGATTTATCTACAGAATCATCTTGTTTTGGTAAAGCGTTTATAATACCTATATCATACTCATATTTATCATCTATATTTTCTAATTGGACCTGGTCTTGTAAATTATATTGATACGGTATATGTATTACTTCTTTTGTAATATGTATGTTATGTTCGTTAGCATATTCCTTTAAAAATATGATATTCACTATACTATAATCTGCGATTTGAATACCTTTCTTTATTAACTCTATAATGTGTTTTATTCTGCTTCCTTCTGATAACATTTCTACATTCAAAAATACTACGCGATTAGTCGATAGAACTTCATCTATTATATGTTGGTCGTCTTCATCTAGATTTAACCACATTTGGGTAATAACGTAGATATGATCTGTAGATTTGAATTTTGTAATAGATAATTCTTGTATATTAATCACATCATCAAACAAGTTTAATGAATGTATATAATCTTCTAATACTTTTGGAACACGTGTATTATCGTCTTCCTTTGTTACTAATACATATTTTCTTGTATTATCCATATGAATATACACATTACTCGTATTGACTTTTTATACTTTTTATAGGGTAATTATTTTAGTATAATACGCCCATAATCCTAGTCCTATACCACTTTTCGCAATAGCATCTAATATATTAGTAAAAATGTTCTTATATTCCTCATTAAACATAAATACTACACCATATAGAGACCAAATACCTAAGTAAATATAGAATAAGTTATAATTTGCTGCGGAGAAAGTTGGCTTCACATAATTTACATATATTAAATAGAACATTCCGAAAAACGCACCAAATCCAGGTATTAATGAGACGATGTGACTTAATACTCCACTCTCACCCAAATAACCAGATAACAACATTAAATAATTCAGACCTATAATTGGTAATATTGTCATTAGTTTTACGGATTTTCCTATATTTTTACCTAATACCGCACACAATACAAGTAACATTATTGGGGTGGTTATCGACCAATCTACGTAACGGGTCTGGGTTAATTGCGCCCAGTCCACCTTCTTTCCTTCAGCTTGATATTGATCTATTTGACTTAAGAACAAAGAATAAAAGTATCCAGCTATAATTGATATACACGTCTCTAAGTTTAAAACGTGACGAGCCGTATCATTACTTGTTGTTAATGCTTCTATAAATGTTACGGTTGCAGTTGTTAATAGTAAAATATACGTTATCATAAATGTGTATTTGACGTAATATTGAACTGGTTCTACTATTTGTTCCGCCTTGTCTTGTTCTGTTTTTTTTCCTAATGAAGCGGTAGGTTCAGTTGGAGGTGGGGTAGGAGCCATTGGAACAGTTTGGGCTACAGGAGTATTTGGTTTTATAATTTCTCTATCTATATAAGATGACATACTATTATAGTATAGATAGAGAAAAAATTGATTGAAAATACTATTTATAAAGTTTATTAACTTAACGTCTTATAGACAATCAACTAATTCATTATGTCCAATTATGATACCGACCCGTCGTTACACAGTATGATTGATGTTTC